TAAATGTGCCATCTGCATTGCTTAATCCGCTGTGTATAACCTCACCACTTAAGCGGTCTATAATCATAAACCGCTTTTGTGCTGGCGCGTTTTCCACATACAAAGTACCCCCAATTAAAGCAAAGGGCTGTTCAACAACCCCTAACTCAAATATTGCAGGGCCAATTAATTCATAGGCCATTATAAAACATCCCAATCGTTAAGAAGTATTACGCCTTTGTTGTAAGCTGTATCAGCTACACAAGGCAAAGCAGCGCACTGAAACCCATTGATAGCTTCTATACCATCCATATGTAACTCCATTAGATTTTTATTCCATGAGGCAAAATAAAACAAACCAGGTAGCTTCCCGTAATCAACATTAAAACCTGTTGTTCCATCGGCTTCTTGAGAAACAATATACCCCTCAGATAATATTAATGGATTTTCGTTATTAATATTAACGTCTGTGAATGTGTAACCTATTGCACCTGGGCTTAATATCGTGCATTTTACCCCTTGCTGATTGTAAATTTTTAAATTAGAAGTTCTATTGTTATACCCTTGGGAGTTTCTTATATCCGCATCTATAAGGGTTCCTCTGTAACTTGAAGATTTATTTGAGCTAAATTGATTTGCATTTATTTCTGATGGGGTCAAATAAAAAACGTTAGGATCGTTTTCGGTAAATGGTATTATATCTCCACAAAAAAAAGCGTAGTTAAAATTTATAATTTCATTGCTTTGTGAGATTATAAAATAAAATCTTTTACTATCTCCTATTAAGTTAAAATAATCACCAGCAAAATTAATAAAATAATAACAACTCTGAATGGTGTTAACCGGTGTGTCTATATCACTATAAGATTGTGCTGCTTCAAATTTTAGGTAGGTTGTATCGCCGTCCTCTTTTGTTATTTTTAAACAGCTTTGAGATCCTGTGTTGGCTACTACAAATGACTTGTTTGGGCTGGCTAAATCTTCAAATAGCAGTGTCCAGCCAAATTTATCCACCAGCGCATCCTTTAACACTTCAAAAGTGCCTTGTGCTTTATCGGTAAAATCTACACCGGCGTAGTCGGTTTGTCTTAGTAGTGTTGGTATAGCCATTATGCTTCCCCTTATGCTATTGGTGTTGGTGTTACGTAACCTTCAATTTCAGGTTTTAGTAATCTTTCTGATTGATAAATAACTGAGCCGTCATTAATACTTACATTTTGCTCGGCTGTCCATATTGGTTCTGCTTGGCCTGTGTTACCGGCTTGGGTTGCTTTGTAAATATACCCGTTAGGTGTGGTTGGGTGTACTACATCGCCAATAACTTTAGCTGTGCTTGCGCTCCATGGTAAACCATAGTCTTGCATGGTATGTATTAGTACAGGCCCGTTGTATTCACCAACGTTAACAGAGTAATCGCCGCTAATATCGCTTTGCCCATAACCTAACACTGCTGGCGTTTCATTCGCGCTAGTGACAACCACTTTTGATGTGTGAGGCTGATCTTCTAGCGTTACTTTTCCTGAAACAATTAAACCCACCGGTTCTTCTGAAATAGCCAGTGTTATTAATTTTTTTATTATGTATTTTCCAAAATCAGTAAATGTGGTTCTGCCATAAAAAGCGCCATAGGCTATATGCTTGGCATTACCAACTTCATTTATCATTAATACCTGCCTCAAGCCATCTAGCGTCCATGCTTCTGAATAATTAATATTGCCGTATGAATATTGGAAAGCTGCACCGCTAACAATAATATCAGTGTTTTCTTTTCCTGCATTACTACCATTAGGAAAGTTAAAGCTTATTGGTAAGTTAATTGAAGTCCCGTAACCTTCATTTGCTTTTATTGTGCTTGTAAGGCCAAGCGCTGTCTCAAGTACGTTGTCATTATAAATAGACTCCATGTATCCATCTACTGGAACGTCTGAGTAAGTTCCACTTATTACAGGTGTTCCTGAATTTAATTTCGCCAACAACATTGAGGCTGAATTTTGTGTGCAAGTTAACCGAGGGCATACAATTAAATCATAACCATTTAAAAGCGAGTTATCAGCCAGTGCATCAGATTGAGATATAATTGTTACTGTATGCCCAAAACTAACAATTACATCATAAACATCTAAAGCAGCTCTATCGCTAACATCAAAGGTGATCATTAGTATATTCGCCATTAGTTCGCATCCCCTCTTATTTCTACATCAATGCTGTCTACCACTTCTGTTAGCTGGCCGCTTTGCACTGTGCGTATTATCCACATGTTTTCTTCGCCTGAGTCGGTGTTAAAGCGAATTATATTACCTGTTACCCAGCCTGAGCCAAAACCGTTAAAGTCCATTACCCAATAAGGATTGCTTGTTGCTGGGTTTATTGGTGCTACGTTGGTTGAGTTTATGTTTATGTTTTGCAGCACTACACCTAGTGTTTCTTCAATTACTTCTACGGTTGAAAAGCTGGTAAATCTAATCATCCAGCGCCCAGCTACCGAATCTTTATTGTTAATTTGAATAGGGTAGTTAACATCATCGTATTGAGCGGTAATAGGATCGGCGTCTGGTTCGTCTTTCCAATCATTAAATGTTTGCTGGCTAAATAGGTTGTAATAACGTGCACCTACATCACCCCACACTAATGCACTTGCAATGCGGGTTTCGTTTGCTGGATAGTCGCGGGTTAATGGCGCTGATAAGCTTAGTAAGCCGGTTACTTGTGCGTCAGTACATAAAACCATATCTTCTACACGATCAACCACCTGATACGGCCCTGTCATTGCATCGCCGTTTCTATCAATTAACGATAGCGGATCTGCAAAGGTAATGGTTCCTGCTTCTTTATCGGCTGTGTATTGATTAAAAGCAAGTCTTTCACCGTTTACGTCTATTACTTCTACGTAAGATTGTTTTTCTCTTGATAGAGTAATTGTTTGCCCTGCTGCTGGGGTGCCTATTATGTCGGTTGTTTCTTCATGAAAAATAACCAAGTGACGGCCTGAGTCAAAAACAGGAACCTTACCATTAGGCGGTAATCTTACAGGGTTTAATCCAAGTAGTTTAGGATCAAGTGGTAATGTGGTTTCTGCTACTGCATCGTATTTAATGGTTGTGGGGTTTACTACAGTTGTAAATTCAACATACACGGCACCGGTTTCGGTATCTACAAAACTAGTAGCTGTGTTTATGTCGGTACCGGTAAATTCACCGTTAGCATTTGTGGTGGCTAAAAAAGTACCGTTAACGGTTGTGTAGCGTAAAATTAATGACGATGTTGTTAAATCGGTTGCTGAGGTTCTAAACGCCACCGCTGTTACGCCTGTATCGCCGCCGGTGTAATCTGCAAAAATAGATTTAAAAAATACATTTAACTCACCTAGCGTATTTGCATAAGGCTGCATTTCTATTTGGCCTAGTTTGTAATTAATAGTGCCTACCTGTGTGCCATTAAAGTTTAAAATGTTACCGCTTTGCGATTTAAATTGCTTTAGGTTATCGGTGATGGTTTTGTAATCTACAGAAAACAGCACTTCACCCACAATGCTAGGTAGGGTATTTATTTTTAAAGTAGAAATATCAGCGGCAATTTTTGTTTCGTTGTAAGCGTTAGGGTATGGCCCAGGTGCGCCGGTTGAATAATCAATACTATTAAAAGTATCAGGAACAAACTTAGGGCGCGCTACTAATTGAAATTTACCAAGCCCAATATGTTCATTTACCATTATTGTAGGTATGTTTAATGTAATAATCCCTTGCGCGGTTACTGTGCCATAAATTTTAGCGTCTACCGCTCTTGAGGTTACAAGTGTGCCTTGCTTGGTGCCATATAAAACCCATGTTGTAGGTGCTTCATATAGTTTTTTACCGCTAGTTGCTGTAAATGTAATTGCTATACTTTCTGGTACTACAGTAAAGCCTAAATCACATGTGTAGGTATAGAAAAACCCTTCTAACTCGCCACCAGCAACAAAAGTAGGGTTAGTTAGGGTTTCTGTGTAGCTGCTGTCGCCTGGTACAGGTTCATCAGCATAGTTATAAGTAATATTAAAAGTGTTTTTAGTTGCGCTATCAAAATTTGGTAAATAAGGATTATGTGAGCCAAATTGCTTTATAAACATTTTACCATTTAGTAAGTCAACATTAGCTTTAAGACCCATTGTAGCGCTTTCAAATTCATTGTTTGCGTCTAGTGTTATTGTTTGTATTTCACCGGAACCTACGGTTTCATAAGTAACCTCAAAGCCTGCATTGGCTATGTATTTATTGCCTAAGTCAACTTCAAGATAGTAATCGGTTTGCGTAGCCGATTGCTCTATAAAGTCTGTAATGTAGTCTTTAGAACCCCAGCTAAATATAACAAGGGAGCCTAGGTCGGGGTTTGCGCCAAGCGTTACACTTATAGTTGCGGTGCCATCGCCGTTATCGCTAATTAATCCAGCGCCTATTGTGGCGTCTTGCCCCATTGTGCCATCGTTATTTGCAGCTATGCGATACCATCGACCACCTGAGCGGTAATCTATGTAAGCGCCTGGCGCTGTAGGAACTGGTGCAACATTTTGAATAAAAACTACCCCTTGGTTTTCTTGGGTTATTTTTACTTGTTTGGTAAATTGTATTTCAGAATTAACAACAACCGCTGGTTGGTAGTATGGTAATGCGCCATCTACATAATTTTGTGTGTATGTTCCTGCTTTGTAGTCTATAAAACCTCTAAACTCCCCATTAGATAAAACTATGTTTCCATTGCCATCGTCATTTAACTGTCCAAGCCTAAACGTGTTAGGCACTACTGGAGTTGGTAGTGTGTTTATAGTGGTGGCTGAGGTTGCCAATCCTCTTATCTCCCCAGCATCAGGGCTTGGTATTAATATTTCACCTTGTGCCAGCGCATCAACATTAATTATTGGTGTTTGCTTTGTTGAGGCGGGTACTATTTGTTCATAAATACTGTCTACGGTAACGGTTAAGTCTCCGGCGCTTGCGGCTGTTTTTAGGTTTTTGGTACCGTAAAATTTAGCGGCGTCAGCTACTTGAGTTGCAAATGTTTGAGCTGTGTCGGGTAGGGCCCCATCAGGGTTAAAGGTGCTGCCTTTAAAGTTATGAATTAATGGTTGTTCTATTTCAGCAATAATGCGGCGGCGTGTGTAGTCTACCCGTAAATAACTTAGGGTTACTATTTGGTGCTCAATATTGGCTATTCTAACGTACTGCTCTATAGCGCCTTCTTTAATAAGGTATACACCGCCTACGTCTGGTATTTGCTCGGTTTCTCTTTGTAGCCACGTTACCGCTTTTGAACCCTCAATGTTATTACCGTATAGATAGAATGGGGCTTCGTAGCTTGCAATAACATACGACTCAATATCGTTTTGAGCGCCTATACGTTTATCGTTAGGGTCATTAGTAAAAAATAGCAACGCGCTTACCTTGGGATCATCCGGTATTTTTCTGAGCATGGCATGTGCACCATAGTAAATATCGCGGTTATCCGTATTAATAACGGGAAATACTTTACGCAAAGCAACGTCACCACTTACAGTATCAATACGTGAAATGTCAGGGAATAAGTTATTAACCGCTCCGTCTACCACTCGGTTACTTGTTCTGCGTCCGCCGCCACTGTCGTTATCGGTGTTGTCTTGCGCTTGAAATAAAACTATGTCGTTGTTAGTAATTGCCATTATATGTTGCTCTCTACTTCGTAAAATCTAAGGGTTATATTTGCCATGTAAGCAGTGTCGGGCGCTGCATATTGCCGCCTAAGTAGTTTACCCTCTATGGGGCTGGCTTTGTCTCTGGCAAACACTACGCTGTAAATTGTACCGTCTGCCATGGTTAGTTGGTATTTTTTACCTGGTACTGAGGCTTTAGCATGAAGCGCCTTAAATTCGCCCTTGGTAATCCAAACATCAGCGCCGCCTTGCAAGGTAATTGGCATACCCTTTATTAAAGTAGACTCACTTATAATAAGCGAGCCTCCCAGCGTTCTTTTAACGTCTTGCGTTACCGGTGTAAAGTCAAATTCATCTACCCACTCAAGCGAGTCCGGTATGTTTATTGACTCTGTTTCGTCTGTTAAAATCATTAATTATCGCCTTGGTTTGATACTTGGCCCATACTTTCAAAAACATCAAGCAGTGCGTTTACGTCTTTTTGTCCTTGCAAGCCAATTTCAGTAGTAAAGCCGGTTGTTCTAATTTCAACAATATATCTTATTTCTTGCGGTTGTCCTATTTGTGGTGTTGGTTGTGTTTGCGTTAGTGTTGGTGTGTACTCAACCACTGGTTGCCTTGTAGGTGCTTGATTTTGCTTAGCTTTTTGCTGAGCCTTTTCTTTTTCAAGCTCTTGTTTTTCTTGCTTAATTTCGTTTAATTCAGAGTCGCGCAATACTTTTAATTGACTCATGGCGCGCTTTAAGTCTTTTTGTGCTTGCTCGTTACCAGCGGCAACACTTTGATCGTATAACGACTGTAGGTTATTTAACTCATTTTGGTATTTACGCTTAACTATATCTGCGCTATTACCTAATAATTCATCGTAACGGTCTTGAACGCTACTTGCTACGTCTTGTGCGGCATCGCCCAGCTCTAAAAACGAACGTCTTAGGCCGTCTATTTGCGAGCGAATACCAGATAGTTGCGATTCATCAAGCGTTCTTAGGTTGTACTGCACTAAGCCAGCAACACGATTTACATCACCCAGCGTTACTGAGCTGTCACTTAACTGTTTTGTGTAGTTTCTTAGCGCTAATGTTTCGTCAATTATTTGTTTTTCACGCTTAAACCCTTCGTTATAAGCCTGGGCTAAACCTTTCCACCAAGTGCTACTTACCTTGTTGTTTTGGTAAATCATATCACCCAATTCACCAAGGCGATCTTTTAGTTTTTCGGTAGAATCATTAGTAAAGTCAAACTGTTGATCTAGCTTTTGATAAGCATCGGCCATTAAGTTTACAGCTTGGGTAGCGCCTTTAACCGCTCTTGTTTGGTCAATAGCGGCTTGGTTTACGTCACGCAGTGAATTACCGGTTGCTCTGGCTACTGCCGCCAAATCGCCATGCTCTTTTTGTAACTGGCGTATATTCTCTGCGGTTACTTTAACTTGCTTACCGGCTTCTTTTTGTTGCTGCACAAAATTAGTGGTGGCAACACCAGCCCCGTCTATTGCCGTGGCTAGGCCAAGTGAGGCTTTTTCTTCCTCGGTAAGTAGCGGTATTATCTCTCGCAACATAGACGCGGTAAGCGCTTTTTTAGTGTTGTACTCTGCAAGGTTAATGGTGTTGTTTTTTAGCTGGCGATCTAACTCGTCTAGGCGGTCTTTGTATTCACGCGCTTTAATAGCCGCATTAGCCATAGTAACGGTTGAAAGTTCCTGCTGCTGCGTAGATTCCTTTTGAGCTCGTGTAAGCTTATTTAACGAGTCCACCAGCGATAGTTGTGCTTTCTGCTCTTCACTAAGTAAAGGTAGCACACGGTTAATTACAGCCTCTAATTTAGCCTTTTCCGATTCGTACTCACCAACTTTTAATTTTCCGCTTGCGTAGTCTGCGTTTAACTGGTTTAGTTTTTCGCTGTACTTTTGCGCTGTGTTTATAATTGTTTCTGAGGTTTGGTTGTCAACTTCCTTTTTGGCCGTTAAATCAGCTTGTGCTTGCGCTTGGTCTTTATAAAGACTAGTTAGGTTATTTTGTATTTGCTCGTAACCCTGCCCTGTGTTTATAGCAATGCGTAAGTTTGTTTCTTGGGCTTCAATTTCCTTGTTAATATTTTTAAGGGCTATTTCATATTCACCCTGCCCCTGCGCTGCTTGCTTTGCAGCCTCAATAACACTTTGCAATACATCGTAAGTGCTTTGCTGGCTTTCCTTATTTAACTTAACAGCCTCAGTTTGATCAGTTACCGCTTTTGTTTGGGCCTTGGTTGCCTCGGTTACTTTTTTTACCTCAACGCCATTATCAGTTAAAAACTTAGTTAAGGCGCTTACCTCTTGCCCTGCTTCTTTGTTTCGTTGGTTTAATACTTTTTGCTCTCGGTGGTTTCTAAGTATTGAAGCGGTTAGTTGTGCATATAACTCGTCTTGCCCTTCCTGGTAGCCTACTTTTTTAATAATTAAATCAATAGCGGCCTTTTCATCTTTAGATAGCGCCTTTACACCATCAGTATATTTTACTATTGCCGTATCTAAATCAGCATACGCGGCTGACATTTCGCCGGCTGCTATTTTTTGTGCGTTCTCAAGCTCTTTAATGTTTTTAGCCATTGAAGAAACAGACTTTTCAACACGCCCTTCAAGCTTTGCTATTTCTTCATCAGTAGCACCAAAAAATGTTTGAATTTCTAAATTTAAAACAGATAAGCCGGTTGCCATGGTATCAATTAAAATCTCAATACCATTAAATGCCTTAGAAACATTACCTATTGCAGTGTCTATTAAACTAAAACCACCGGTTAAGTCACTTACAGCCCCACCCAAATTAATTAGGGATCCAACACCTTCAGCGGCTCCTACGCTAAAATCAACTAACGCATTTGCGGCTTTTGTTATTGCAGCTTCATTATCTTGAAAAGCTTTTACAAACCCATCTAATACAACTTGCGTTTCATCGGTAAGGGTTTCACCTATTCTCGCTTTAAAAGCTGTTAGCGCCGCTGTAGCTCGGTTTATTTCAGAGTTTTGATTAGCCCAAAACTTTGCAGCCTCTTTTAAGTGGTAGTTTCCATCTTCAAACGCCTTGTTAGATATTTCAAGGGCGCGGTTAATGTTACCTATTTGCCCTGTCATTGTTCCTAGCGTTTGCACTGTTTCAATACTGGTAACACCAAAATTAGCTAAAACATCAGTTACCGATCCACCTTTCTTTTCTATCGAGTCTAAACCCTTTAAAAAATCAACAAATATCTTTTCTGAATTAGTACCAAAGTTTTTTTGTAGCTCTTCAGCGGTTTGACCGGTTACTTTTTGCAACTCGATCATTGCATCGCCGCCCTTTTTAACAGACGACTCTATAATTTGGAATGTTCTAGCAAAGGTTGATCGTGTACGTTCTTGCGGTAAACCAATTTCTTTAAGTGCTGCCGCTAAGCCAAAAACAGATTTTGCAGCAAGGTTTGCGTTTGTGGTACCGGTTGCCAAGTCTCTAGCAAATTCAACTATTTCCGATTCGCTAGCGGCAAACTCATTACCCAAAGCAACGGCTGAAGAGGCAACGCCTTTAATTCCGCCCTCTGCTTCACCGGTTATTTTAACAATACGTTGTAGAGCGGTTATGGCTTTATCACCCGCTAAGTCGGTAGAGACACCAAGCGCATCAGCGGTAAACGCCATTTCCTTTAACGCTTCAGTACCCTTAACACCCATTTGACCGGCGGTTTCTGCGTACTTAAGTAAATCGTTAGTGGCGGTACCCGATATGAACTGAGATATTTCTTGCAGTTCATCCGCTAAGCCAATCATTTCTAAGCGAGCGCTATTTGTGGTTTTTTCTACACCAGTGATCGACTCTTCCAGTGAGCCAAACTCTTTAATTGTACTTACAATGCCCTGCACTGCAGATTGAGCGGCAATAAGCACCGTGTAAGCTTGTGCTAGGCGGCGGGTTGATTGCGTTAATAAATCGGTATTTTTAGCACCATCAAGCTTAACTTTTGAGTCTGCCTCAATAGCTCTACGCGCTGTTGAAACCTTACCTTCGGTTAAATTAAGCTCTTTACGTAGTCTTGCTTCAGCTTCAATGTATTGGCCGTTAGTTATATTCCCTTCACGTTTTTCAGCGTTTAGTTTGTCTAACTCTTCGCGGTATTCTTTAAGGGCCTTTTCTATTCGCTCGGCTTCTTTGCGCTCTTCCTCTATGGCATCGGCGGTTTTTTTAGCGGCATTAGCTAATTTAACCTCTTCGGCAACCACCTTTTCAATTTCACTGCGAATAGATTTATATTCTTTAGAACTAACACCAAGCTGTGTTACTAGCTCTTTTTCACGCTTGTTTAGTTCGCGTAATGAAATTTCTTCTTCTTTATGTTGACGAACAAGCTTTTCTATTTCTGCTCTGTACTCAGTGATCGCAGCGGCGGTTTTTTCTGCTGCCTCTTCTTTTTGTTTTAGTGCATCGGCTGTTTTTTTAGATTCGGTTGCTAAGCGCTCTTCCTCTCTTGCTATTGCGGCGGTTTCTGAGCGGGTTTTTTTAATTGCCGATTCGGTAAGCTCAAGCTTATTAATAAGCTCTTGCTCTGCCGCTATCATTTGCTTTAACGATACTTCACCACGTTCACGCGATCTAACTAGGGCGTCATACTCTACAGCATATTGTTTCAAGGCGTTTTCTGTTTTTTTACGGGCCTTGGTTTCTTCTTCAATTTTATCTATTTCATCGTTTATGTTTTCAATTACTTTTTTACGGCTCGCAGCCTCTTTACTTATTGCAGAGTCAATAGCTTTACGTGAGGCGGTTTCTTTTTCTAATTCATTGGCAACAAGGCGTAACGCTGCTTGCTGGCGTTCTATACCATCAACGGTTGCTTTACGTGCTGAGTCCTCAACTTTTAATTGATTTAGGTTTTCGCGGCGGGTTTGGGTTTCTTTTTGTAAATTATTAACCTGCTCTTTAGATTGCTGCTGCGCTGTTTCGTAAGCGGCATTTAAACCATTTAATTTTTTATTTGTTTCGGTTATTTGGTTTGCAAGGCGCGACTGCTCCTGATCAAGATCCTTTGTAGAAATACCCGCTTTCTTAATTGCCTTTTCAGTGCTCGATAACGCACTATTATTTTTAGTTAGCTGCTTATTTAATTCAGAAACTTCAACCTTGGCGCGTTCAAAACCTTCTCTTAACCCTTTATCGGCTTCATCGCCAGCCTCTTTTAACGCGGCGCCAGTTTCAGACAATCTAACTCTTGCCTGTATTAACTCCTCTTTAGTTTGCTTTACAGACGAATTAAGGCGCTTAAACGAATCAACTAACGCTTGGTTTTTTTCAAGCTCTTTAAGATCCGACTTGGCTTCTTTGGCTTCTTTAGATAGTTTATCTAACTGGCCTATTGCCTCGTTTAAATCGTCAGTTAAAAGGTTTTCACCTTCCAACACTAGTTTTACTAATTCTTCGCGGTTGTTAGCCATGTTAGTTTATCCTGTGCATAAAAAAAGGCGCAACAAAGCGCCCTTTTTAAATTTAATAAGGGCTTACCCTTAGTCAATCTGACTAATTTTAAGGAACTTAGATTTAGACGCGCTTGTAATAGAGTCGTCTTTAAGAATATCAAACGTCATTGGTAATGAACCAAAGTCGTCTGAAATAATCGCTAGTGCTTGCGTGTAGTTAAACTTAACTTTGTGCATAACAATAGAAACCGCTTTACCGCTTTCAGCTTCGTTAAGGCCATCAAAGTAAACTTCATAGTCTTTAGTTGCTTCCATTAAGCCTTCAATGGTAGTTGAGTTGGCTTTAGTGTAAGACAGTTTAATAGCTGTGTTAGGCGTTGTAAGCGTTGCGCCGCTGCCTGATAAAATTAAAATACCCGCATTTTTAAGCTCGTAATCACGGCCCTCAACATACGTAGTAGAACCAGTTTGATCGGTAACTACTGGCGGTACAGATTTATCATAAAGCGAATCAAACGCAATGTAACCATCAGGGTATGCAACCGCCGGTTCGTCAGTTACCGCACCTGAAGCATTAACCGCAAGCACACCACGTAACGCAAGTTTTACGTTATCGGGGTGAAGCGATAGCGCTGTTACAGTAGCAACAACCGACTCAACGTTGGCAACCGTGTTAATAGTTGCACCACCGGCGTCCTGGTAATCTTTTTGCTCTAACTTGTTTTCATTAAAAGCAAGATCTAGCTGGCTACAGTTACCTAAAGAAATCGCGCCCGTTAAGCTTTGGCCTTTTTCTTTTACGTAAATTGTACCTTTACCCATGTAGGATTTATTAATTTGTGCCATGTTTACTAACCTTCAAAATATTCAGGGCCAAATTGCTCTTGTAAGCGAGTAATTTGAACTTGGGTTAATTTAATTTCATCACCAGCTTTTAGCTCTGCACCGGCGTGAACGTGCGATTTAACAATTTTACCTAGCTTTTTAGTAATAAGCTGAGGTGCATTTTTTTCACTAGCCACTTTATGACTCCTTAATTTTACAAAGTACATCATCCTCTCGGATAATTAACATTTTTTCGCCGTCATGCTTTACCTCTGTGCCAACGTGCTTACCAAACATAACAACGTCACCCGAATGAATGCCGCTATCTCTGATTGTGCCGTCTGGCAACGTGCCGTACTCTGGCGCAACAATAACAGTACCGGTTGTTGGTGGCTCTAATTCGCCCTGTAAAACAATACCACCGGCTGATTTGTTTTCTACTTCAATGGGTTTTACTAAAATTCGGTCTTTGTGCGGATAAATTAACATTACTTTAAGCTCTCTATAAATTTCATTGTTATTGGCATTTCAAAAAATGCGTATTCATCGCCGCGCTCTGGCAAATCAAAAACAGCTTCACCTAACACATAGTCAACGGCTGGCGCTCCACCCTTGTAAGGGTCAAAGCTAAGTGAACGTTTTACATCATAAAGTAAGGTGTCTAGGTTGTCTGTAACTTGCTCGGGATTTTGTACGCTAACAGCGCCAACCAATATCCAATCGCGCTCCGTTTTAGATTGTAAATTAGAGCTTGCTTTACTTGTGCGATCACGTGATGGCTGAATAGCAACACACGGAAAATTTAACGGCTCGTCAGTTTCGCTAAACTTTCTAACGTAATGCACCATATACCCGTTAAGTATGGTGGCGTTGTTAATAAAGCCATTTTCTATTTTAATTTTACCAAGATCATTATTAAGCTGCTGTTTTATTGCTTTTACTGGCGCGTCTGTCATATAGATAACCTGTCAAAATCTGCTAAAAACTCATTAATCATAAACGCGGTTATTTGTGGCTGTATTCTCGTTCTTGAGCTTGTAAATAATTGGTTTATAGAGCGCGAGTGTAAAACCTCTATTCCACGCGGTTTAGATTTAGCTTTAGATCTAAGTTTAGCTAATTTAGCTTGCTTACCTGGGGTTGACTGGCCCTTGCTAAATCGCTTTTCAAATAAAGCTAACGCCTCTTTGTTGCTAAGTGCAACGCCGGTAGTTTCCGAACCTTTTAAACCTCTAACAATAAATGCCCTTGGTATTTCTCTGTAGCCTGTAACGCCCACCGATACCGCAACGCCTTTGGCGGTTTTTCTGTAAGGGTAGCGGGTTAATAGCGTTTCTCTGGCGTTTGCCGCCACTACTGCGCGTAAGTTTTTAGATGAGGCCCGTGAAACTGTTTTAATATTTTTAGAAATATACCCTTGCTGTAAATTTGCCTCTTCCTGAATGTCAGAAATCGCCTCTTTAATAGCAAAGGTGGTGGTTTTATTTATAGCAAGCGCGGCGGCTTTGTTTGCCTCTTCTCCACGTGCTTTAATTCTGGCTTTAAGATCGGTAACATCAAAAATGCTTGTGCTATAGGCCATTTATCACCACCAAGTTTACATAGTAACTAACGTAAGTTTCTTTTAGTACATTGGTTACACGGTAGTTAACACCTTCATCGTCAGTGAATGTGTCGTGTATTCTTAAATCTGGTACATCGGCTTTATCAATTTTACCTGTAATATCGTAACCGGCTAATATGCCGTGAGTGTCGCGTATTTCATGGTTTTTATTAATAAATATATTAACTGGTTCAGCCTTGCCCGTATAAACGCAAGGAACTCCAAGCACTGCGTTAGCAGTACCTAGAGTTTCTTTTAAAAGCGCTCTAATACTCATTAAGCTACAGAAACACCATCTAAACGCACTTGCGCCACTTCGGTACCCGCTTCATAAGCAAAGGCAAAAGAGCCAATCTTCTTGTTAGCTGTGGCGGTAGTGGTTACGTTTTTAGCGGTGTTATCCCAATAAGCTGGCACAAATTGCGCTGGCGTATCTGCTGCTTTTTTTGGTAGCTCAAAAACACCTACCGTTGCACCTTCGCATTCTTCACCTTCTGCAGCATCATAAGCAGGAATAATCAGCATTGCAGCAATAAGCAAAGGAACGCCCGACACAGCACCACCGGTAGGCGCTGTAAAAGTCATTACATGACCTTGTTTAACAAAATTTTTCATAACGTTATTTCCTAAATAATTTTCACAATGGGTGCCGCCATATTTAGCGGCACCGTTAATGCGCTAAATTAAGATCCGCTTGCTTTATACATGCCGCGTGAGTCAACAATACCAGCACCAAAGTCGGTACGGGCGCGTATTTCAAAGCCGTCAACTTCAAAACCTGTGCGGGTTTCAATGTTTAGCTCTTCTTCACCTGCTAAAAACGCATATTCAAACGTATCAACCATCGCGTTATTAGCAAACGCTAACCAAGCGTTTTCGCTTACATCGTCTAAACGCGGCTCAACAATAACGCCGTACTTGCCTTTAAAGCTGTTTGTTTCTTGGTCGTTAGTTGGGTTAATAGCATTAAACAAAAGCTCTTCTGCTGTTGTTTCTAGCGTTGTAGGTACCACAATATTTTGTAGCATTACATTCATGCGCTTATTATCTATAGTTGTTTGCTTACGCGCTAACTGGCGAACTTTTGATAATGCACCCTTAGATAAAGCAGACGTAGCACCAGTAATAAGGTTTTTATGTTCAGCATGAAACAGGTTTTTACCATCAGCCATTAATGTTGCCTTGGCTGCCATGGCTTCAAAATCCCAACCTAATAACATACCCCATACTAAATCGCTTTGTAAACGTGAAGCAGACGCACCCCACATACCAGGTAAGCGAGTAAACGCATCCATATCATCGTTAATAAGCGTTTGGCGCGTAATAGAAAAAATACGGCCATATGTATGTAAGCGGTACTCTTCGCCTGTTTCGCTCATTGTTCCGCGTGTGTATTCACCGTGTTCATTCAGCTTTTTAAGATCTGGCGCATCACCTAAACCAAGAATGCGTTTTGATTTAAAATCGTTAAGCGTAGAACGGCGGCCAAGTGCCTCAAACGTTTTAGGAATTTCAGCATACTGAGCGCGCATAGTTTTATTTGCAACGTCTGCTAAAATTTTCGGAAAGTCTGAAGTTGAGTGCATGGCACGTTCTGCAACTTGCATTGGGGACATACCGCGTACACTTTCACCGCTATCAATTAAAAACTGGCGCGCTGTTTCCATTAACGTTAAGCCGGTAAAGTCGCGGCCAGCTTCAGTAAGCTTAATCGCACCAGGGTTAGCACGATACTCAAGCGCATTACCTAAACCAGCGCGGGTTGTTTCGGCTTGGTCGCGGCGTTTGTCAGACTCAAGACTAGGATCTTGAGTGCGTGTTTCTTTGCTTTGCTGGTTAGCTGCCATAACTGCCTTTGCGTGTGCTCTAAATTGAGTCGGTGTTTCGTTATCCAAAAACGCGCGTGACGCCTCAGATTCAGGTAAACCAGCGGCGCGAGCAATATCCATCATTTCAGATAAACTGGCGCGCGTGTTACCTTCTGGCTTTTCGCTGCGTTGTTCTTGGGTTTCTTTTTCGCCCTGTTCTTCAGTGCGTGTTTTACCTTCTGGTTTTTCACCTTCAGGCGTGTTGGCGCGCTTTTCGTTTGGCGCTTCGTTATTTGCTTGTGGCATTTGTCGTTCCTCAGAAATAATATTTACTGGATATTTTTTGCTATCGCCGCCATCAAGGTTGCGAACGCCGTTTTGGGTTTCAAAAGAAACCGGAACAATCGACAACTCTGTGGGTTCCCAATCGGTGGCCCGCATAATGGTCATTGCGTTTTCTTCTGCTGGTTTTTTCTCTGTGTATTCCCAAACGCGATAACCCAAAGAAAAATGGCGCAAAATTTTATCTTTAACGTCCTGAAAAACTTCATCAGCTTCAGGGCGCTTACTAAATCTAACCTTTCCTCGTAACTCGTTGTTTTTAATGGTGTAATCTTCTGTTATACCAAAAACACCTTTAATGCCACCATACGATCTGTGGCTGTCAATTACAGATAAACCCTTTTGCAAACGGGCCTCTCTAATTGAGTTTGTTGTTACGTCTAACTCTTCAATATATGGTTCAGACCAAAAACCACCGCGAACCCCGCCCTCACCGGTGGTAAAAACCACCTCAACGGTGCGATCGTCCTCGTTAATTGATTCGGGATCAATCTCCGCTCGCATTTCGAGTTGTGGCAACTCTCTATTTTCAAATGGCATAAAATAACCCTTCTGTTTTAAATACACTGTACGTTTTAATCAGTGTCGTGCAACTATTTTTTTATCTTAATAAGCTCTAAATCATGTAGTTTTATTTCAACGTCCTGATTACCCATAGACTTTAATGTTACTGAAACTTCTACATTTGTTGCACTTGGATCTAGTGTTGTTGGTATAGATCTCATAATAAAGTTGTTGTAATCTTCTTGGAATATAGCAGTCGTAGCCTCGCCATTAAGCAAGAAATTATATTGCCTCCCAACGTTAGGTTTCAATGTAACCGACATCGATGAAATTTCAGCGAGAACTTCTTTAGCAATACTTACAGTCGCTTTAGCTATAAATTGATCTGTTGGTGCTGGATTGCTAACTGAAACATTTTGAAATAACTTAGCGTCATCTCTACCACCTGTTGAGCCATCACCAGCCCTAAGAATAAGTGAATCTCCGACATACTCAACACCAACCCCCGATATAGGCTGTGCGTAGAAAACAGTGAAAGAGTCTGGTGCTTGACCTGTAGCCCCCATACCTATACTTCCTGATGTACCAGTCAGCTCACTATTTACAACTAACTGTGTGGCTGTTGATGGGTAAGCACTCTCCAAGTTATCATTTAATGCTTTAGATATTACTTTGCCCATCAGGTATCCACCAGAAGAGTTCGGATGTAGTCTGTCAATGGTTACCTCATCCCATCTAATAGCATCTATTGCTAATGCGTTAAACTCATCGAAAGTTTCAGATATAGCGACGTTTGTATTATTGGCTGCAATATTCGCATAAGCCGTATTGATTATGTCAATCTTGGTTGTGTAATTGGGATGATTATCTCCGCGATAAGTGATTGGCGTTAATATCACTTTCATACCGGCAGCTACCAGTTGGTCAACAATACTCTGCATGTTGGCTATTATTACTGACTCCGCTATTTGAGCATGAACGTCATTAGTGCCTAGCATAATTACAGCGACCTGAGCGCCTGTATCAATTACATCGGTCTGCAACCTATCTAATAACATTTGTGTTGTATTACCAGCAATCCCAGAATCAGGCAGCATTTCAAAAAGCTGATTTGACTGTGCAAATGAGTTAGCTGGCCATCCTTTAGTATTTATTGAGTATAAAAATTGATTCTCAGAACTGCCAAGATCTGCTATTGAATCGCCAGTACATATGACACTTAGGTACTCACCGGATAATAGCTTTTTTTCTAGTGGCGGCAATTCCTGCTTATAAAAAACCGGTCTTAATACAGGTTTTAAAACATGGGTTAATACTGGCCTAAGCATAAAATCCACCATAAATAACCAGCTTTGCATCGCCGGTTATTTCAAATTTTAATACAGCGTCTTTAAAGTCGGCGTAATTTGAAAAGTCGGCGGTTTTAGATTCTTCAAGCGGTATAAATACGCCATCATCTACTTTAATTTGCATTTGTAGTGCGCCAGTGTTGGCTTTAAATGCTAAAAGGTGCTCACCTTGCATTTGTATTTCATCAGTGCTGTTTTGTGCTGTTAATAGCTTCATGTTAAACCCTTAGAGTTAAATATAGTTATTATAAAGCATAAAACTTGGTGGTTGTCTTTATGTATGAAAATAAAGCCACCAATGGCGGCTTTTTAATTTACATTTTTGTTGTTTTGGTTTTACGTTTATTTTACTTGGTGTGGAACTAGGCGATCTAGAAAAAAGCAACTATTAGGCAACCCCTAATAGTTGCTTTTACTTTTTAATTTTGTTTTTCTTTTTTTAACTCTGACTTTTCGATATTTTGTGTTGCTGCATCATTTTCGTCTAACTGGTTACCTGTTCGTGCAAAATAACGTGGGTCGCAGTCAAATTTAAGACCAAGACTATCAAATAGCTCCTGATCCTTTTTCCATTGCTGTAGTGTTGGCTCAAACTCTTTACCCATTGACTGTACTAGCTCACTTGGTGTCATTGCGCCAGATCTAACTTTTTGGAATAGTATTTCAAACTCTTCACGCGGGTTAACTGCTTGCCTTGGCGGAAATACCCATTGCCACGTTAAGTCGCTTGGTAGAGGGCCTTTTTCTAGCACGTAAATATCACCAAACCAGTTTTGAACTTTATTTAGCGCGGGTTTCATCATTATATTTTGACAATAATCAAGCTGTGTAAAAAAGTCGGTTTTACCCATTCTGCCTGAAGCAAAGTTAACTTTTGAATAGTCACCGGTTAACTGTTCGTAAGTTAGGTTTACGCCTACAGCTACATTACGCTTTAACCCAACATCAAACTCGGTTGCGTTATCGGCTTTTGGTGGGGTTAGTTGGTGAACTTCTGCCCCATCAGGCATGTATTCGATCATACCTGGCTCTATGGCATCTATATCGTTATGCTCTGTTTGAACACCTATTTGATTTTCTGCCTTAGTAACAATAGCACCAAAACAGGCCGCTATTGATTGTTGCATTAGCTTTGCGTCTTGATACCGATCAAAGTTTGCAAGCGTTGTGGCTACCGGTGCAAACCAGCTAATTCCTACCGGCTGGCCTGCGCGGTCTTTTTTAAATATGTGGGTTACTTCGTCTGTTGTAAAAAAGTTAGACTCTTGCTTTATGCTTAATGGCATACCGGTGGTGTTTATGTAATTTTTTAGGTAATAACCAAGCAACTTGCCTTCTTTACTGTATTTTATGCCGCTTATAACTTGGCTACCATCTTTGTATAGCTCTTGGTATGCGCTATCTAGGTAACTTTGCTCTAAAGTTTGCAGCCTAAGCGGAAAAGATACACCGGCTGTATTATCGTAAATTTTACGTATAAATACACCGCCTGTTTCAACTACGGTTGCCGCCCAAAGCCATTGTAAGCCAGCTAGGTTATAGTGGCCCTCATAATCACATGCGGTTGAACCAGCCCATTGCTTATAAATAGATTCGTATTTTTTAAGCTTTAATTTAGTGCTTGACTGTAGCTGTGGCGTAATGCCGTTACCTACTATGTTAGACGCCCAAACATTTTTTATACGTGTGGCTAGCGGATTATTTCTTACTAGTTCAGATCCTGCGGCTGCAAGCGCCATGTATGCGGCTTTTGTTTCTTCTGCGCCGGTTGAGTTTGTTTTTTTCCAGCCGTCATTTCTTCGGCCTTTTCCTGAAGCTTCATAGGCTCTTTGGTTTGCTTCAATTATGTTTCTGGCTTGTAGTTTTTTCACAACGCCAATAGGGTTAAAAACCGCCTGAACTCTATCTAATATATTTAGCTTTGCCATTAGTAATAACCCTTGTTTGTAAATTTAACAAAGCGGGTGCCTTTTGGCACTGTATTTGAAAGCCTTGCTCTTAAATCGTCTATTGCTGTTTTCATTTGTGTGGCGGTTTGATACTCAACCCATGTATCTCCTTCTCTAACTTTTAAAACACCGCTGTAATAGGCGGCTTCTAATTTCTGTAATTGGGTTTGATTAGACATTTTGTCACCTATTTAACCAGTTTCCCCTTGCTTTGGCTTTTCGCCTTGCTGGTTTAACTTCTTGATTATTATTAACATTTTCCATACTTCCGCCTTGCTCAAGTGCTTTTTGCGTGGTATGCTCGTTTTTAGCTTGCTCCACCTTTTTAATGTTTGGGTAAAACATTTTTTCTCTTGCTAGCCAATCTTTTTCATCAAACCTATCTATTTGGGCCATTGCTGCGCCAGCACGTGCGTAAACACGACAATCTAAGTAGTGGTTATCGCGCCTTGTCTTTTCCCAAATATAAGTTATATAGCCGCGGTTGTCTTTCTTGGTTACTAGCTGCTCTGCTGTTAGTTGTTTAAAAAACTCTTCTTCGTATTGTGGAAAGTGACAATAACCGGCTGGATACTGATCACCATCTACCGGTTTATCTAAATTAAACCATCGGTAAAGCTGCGTTTTAATAACGTCAACACCAACCCCCCAAAGCATAATGCCTCGGGCTATTCGCTCGCCTCTAATATTTACATCAACCGGCCTTGGCGTTGAAAAGTTTTGTTTTAGTTTTTCATCGCCTTTTACGGGTATTACTCGGCGCGGATCGCCATAGCGCCTACAAAATGCGTAAACGTCTTGGGTGTCGTAACCTGAGTCAATACATACTTTTTCAGGTATTACTTCTATTCCCGCTGAGTTTTTGTATTTTCTATCTAAAAATTCGGTTAGTTTTTCTTGGGTTTCTTCTTCGCCTATTTTACCTGTAATTACACCGGCATCTATTGACCATGTTACTTTATTTCTTCCCCAACCAACCACTTCATAAACTAAGTAATCTTTTTGTACGTCAAACCCTATGGTTATAAGTAAAACACCATCAGGCACACTGCATTTATCGTAAGTTTCACGCATATCATACAGGCGCTTCCAATCTGGCTGTTCGCCTTTTTCTCGCCACGTTCTGGCTAATATTGTGTTGTAAAAAACTTTCAAGGCTTCTGGCTCCTCTGCACAATCAACATATTTACGGGCCATACCTCTAACATCAATAAAAGGTGATGCAAAAGCACTACACTTATAGCCGTGGTGATGGGTTACTTTTGGGTTTTGCGCTTCCCAATAGCCATTTTTAATAGAGTAACGGCGGTCTTTTTCTGACCATTCAGCACCGCATTCAGGGCAACCGTAAATCGCTTTTTCTGGTACTTTGTCGCCGTCACTGTCTATGGGTATTATTACGTTTTCCCACTGCAGTTCCTCTGCGTGATCACAGTGAGGGCAAGGCTGTTTAAAAACTCGCATATCTGAAAGTAAATATTCAACCTCTATTCGGCTTGCACCCTCAACCGTGGGTGAACATGCAACAAATAGCTTTGCCCTTTCTCCAAATGTTCTTGAGCGCTCCCATACAATTTTTATGGGATCACCCTCTACGCCTGAAACATACTTATCAACTTCGTCACAACAAACAATTCTACAGGCCCTTGATGCTAGGTCTGTTGGGTTTCTGGCTGAAACCATGGCTATTTGTCCGCCAGGGAACTGTTTATTCAAAATTGTGTTGCCGTTACCTCGCCGGTTATCACTAAATAAATCTTTTAAAACTGGCGTTGAGCTTATCATTTTAGAAAAACGCTCTTTACTCCACGCCTCGGCCATTTCCTTTTTAGGGTTAACAAAAATAATGGGTGATGGTTCAAGATGTATATAGTAACCAACTATATTATTAAGCAATTCTGTTTTTAATAGCTGTACGCAAGCCATAATAGAAACTTGGCTAACATTAGGATCGGTTGCAGAAAGCATGGGCCCTCTTGCAACCTCAACCCTTGACGTTCTCCATTGCCCCGGCTCTGCGCTGTTATCTGGTAGGTGTCGGTATGTGTCGGCCCATTCAACCAAGTCCATTTTTGGCATTGGCTTCATGTTTTTTCTAAATGCTTCAGCTATACCTTTTTTTAGCGCTTCTATTGCTACCGGTGATGCCTTTAAGACATCAAATTCATCAAGGTTCATATTCTGAGAACTGCGTTAGCATTTGGTTTATTTCTGTGTCGAGTATTGTTCTTATTTCTTTTTGGTCTTGAAACTCAAGCGAGCCAGCTATTCTATTCGGCATAGATACTAGCTGCGCTCTAACATCAGAAAGTGATGCGGCAAATATTTCAATCTGTTCTTTAATTGGCATTAACAGCCCCATTTTTTCGTTAAGCTCTATTTCAGCTTGCAGGGCTTGTGCTACTTCTCGGCGGCGGCGCGCATCTTCAATACTTATTCTTGATGTTGAGTCTATACCTTTGGCTTTATCAACTTCTTGTTGCATTTTCCAATGGATAAACTCTGCAGTATCAATTAAGTAAGATCCATTTGGCTGAACTTCGTGTGGTGCGCCCTCTCTGCAGTATTTTTTCAATGAGGTTATATTGGTACCGGTAATTCGTGACAATTCTGCCATTGTGACCTTTTCACCGGTGCCGGTGGCAAACTTTATAGTTGAGCTAGTGCCTTTCTTGTTACCACTGTTGTTATTTCCTGCCATGTTAAACTTCCCATTTTTCACCGTATTTTTCATTAAATCGGTTCATTTCTTCTAGCATTGGTTGGTAAGCTTTTTTTATGTTTTTAACTAAATTATGCTTTATAACCTGGTCAACAAGGTTGCAAATTGATACCGGCTTATGAATGTAATCTATCACCCCCATATGTATTGACTCTATCGCATCATCTAAAGAGTCGCTTGCCGTTACAAAAAGTATGGGTATATCTGTGGTTCTTTGATCTAATTTTAAATCTCTACATAGCTCAAAACCGTTTTTTTCAGGCATGTATAAATCCAAAATTATATAATCTGGCTGTTCTTTTGCCGCTATCTCTAAAGCTGCCATAGGATCGCTAGTTGTTACAGCTTCAATACCATAACTTTCAAATGCGGCGGCAAACGCCATTAATTCAAGCTTGCTATCGTCAATAATAAAAACTTTGTTTTTAACCATGGTTGTTTTTCCCGCTTTGAGACTTAGCCGATTCTAACGCAATTTTATATATTTTTTCGTCAAATTCACGCATGGCTTTATTAATTGTCTCTGTTAAAGCTTTAATATCACCACTAACCGGCCCAATCTCTTCTTTCAATATTTCTCTAACGCGCTGCTCTGTTATTGCATTTTCAGCTTTGCTTTTAGCTGCGTTCGCTTTTTCATTCGCTGCGTTTAAATCATTACGCAAGTTGTTAATCATTATAAACAGCCAACCAATAGGCAAGGCCATAACAACCCACAAAAAACGAACCACACTAAAATCTATATTTTCCATGAAAGCGCCTTGAATTTGTTTTTAAAGTTTATTTAGCAGTAACCATGATAATTCATGCCGTCTAAATTGTTTAGCCTAAGTGTCGCACAAAAGTAAAAATATAAATCTCACTTTAAAATATTTTTTAATTTTATTTCAAAATCTAGCTGTAGATTTTTTTGAAAAAAAG